GAAACTCAAAAGATGGTTTATAAGAAAAAGGTTATGGCTACCGGGAATAGTAAAGTTATTGAAAAAGATGACCAATTTAACCCGCCACCCGAAAGTATGGAGGATGGTAAGTTTGAGAAGTTTGAAAAAACTATAGACGTATGGTACGATGGTGTTATGGTCATGGGGACTAACATACTATTAAAATGGGAGTTGGCAACCAATATGGTAAGACCAAAATCATCAAGTCAACACGCATTACCTAATTATGTAGCAGTAGCACCAAGAATGTATAAAGGCATATTGGAATCTTTAGTTAGAAGAATGATTCCTTTTGCTGATTTAATACAACTAACACATTTAAAATTACAACAAGTTATTGCTAGAACTGTTCCTGACGGAGTGTATATAGATGCGGATGGTTTAAACGAAGTGGACTTGGGTACAGGAAATGCTTATAACCCTGAAGACGCATTACGTTTGTATTTTCAAACAGGTTCCGTTATAGGTAGGTCTTATACTCAAGATGGGGATATGAACCAAGGAAAGGTTCCTATACAACAACTTAATAGCAACTCAGGAGCAGGTAAAACACAAATGTTGATTACAAACTATAATCATTATCTAAATATGATTAGAACTGTAACAGGTTTGAATGAAGCTCGAGATGCTTCTATACCTGACCCTAACTCTTTAGTTGGTCTACAGAAACTTGCGGCTTTAAATTCAAACGTTGCAACCCGACATATACTTGATGGAAGTTTATATATATACCGTTCTTTAGGTGAAGCACTAACTTATAGAGTCGCTGATATTTTAGAATATTCAGATTTTAAGGATGACTTTGCAAATAAGATTGGTAAATTCAATGTTTCTATTTTAAATGAAATATCAGATTTATACATATATGACTTTGGAATCTTTATTGAAGTTGCTCCTGATGAAGAAGAGAAAGCAAAACTTGAAGCCAATATACAAATGGCTTTATCTAAGAATGATATAAACTTAGAAGATGCAATTGACATTAGAGAACTTAAAAACATAAAACTTGCTAATCAACTTTTAAAACTTAAAAGAAAGCAAAAGCAAGAGAAAGAACAAGAAATAGAAACCAAAAAACAACAGATGGTTGCTATGAACAATCAGAAGTCACAACAGATGGCTGCTCAAATGGCAATGCAAAAACAACAAGCAGAACTACAAGGTAAAATGCAATTGAAACAAGCAGAGATTGCATTTGATATTGAGAAGATGAAAAATGAGGCTCAATTAAAATCTCAACTGATGGAACAAGAATTTAATTACAATCAGCAGTTAAGACAGATTTCAGAAAACGCTTTACAACAACGAGAGTCTCAAAGAGAGGTTGCGAAAGAAAAAAGAATATCGCAACAGAATACAGAACAATCTCAATTGATAAACCAACGAAAAAACAATTTACCACCTCAAAAGTTTGAGTCAAATGAAGATAGCTTAGATGGCTTTGATTTAGCTGAATTTGGACCTAGATAGTGAATAAATTGTATCAAAAACATTTATTAACTTTGTATAAATTAAAATCAAATGGAATTTAAAGTAAGAACAGTTGAGGGAACTGAACAAAAATCCCAACAGGAAATAGAGGAAAAACTATTAAAAGATGCGGAAGCTAAAAACGACGCAGTTAACGTGGCAGGAGTGGAAGATGGCAACGAGAGTTCCACCACCCCACAAAAGCAAGAAAGTGTACCGTCGGAAGACGAAGCACCAAACGAACCAACTCAGTCTTCCGAGTTAAAGGAAGAGGACGTTCTTTCATTTATTAAAAACAGATATGAGAAAGATTTTACATCTGTAGACCAAATCTTCGACGCTAAAAACGAAAACGAAGAGTTGCCTGAAGATGTAAAAAGTTATTTTGAGTATAAAAAGAAAACAGGTAGAGGAATTGAAGATTACGTAAAACTAAACAAAGACTACTCTACTTTGTCTGAAGACCAACTTTTGTCTGAGTATTTTCTTTCTTCAGGAGAGGCTACTGATACAGAAGATATAGAAATCTTAATGGATGACTATACTTTTGATGAAGAGCTTGATGATGAAAAAGATGTTAAGAAAATTAAGTTGGCAAAAAAGAAAGCTATTGCGAAAGCTAAAAAGTTTCTTAATGAGCAAAAAGAAATGTATAAACAACCACTTGAGTCAAGCACGGTTGGAATTTCTGAAGAGCAACAAAAAGAAATTGATAGTTATAAGCAATATTTAGCAGAGGCTAAAAATAGTCAAGAGGAATTAAAAAGAAAAAGAAATTGGTTTGTTGATAAAACCAACGAAGTATTTCAAGATTTCAAAGGTTTTGATTTCAAAATTGGAGATACTACTTTGACTTTCAATCCGGGTGACGGTGAGAAAATAAAACAAACTCAGTTGGATTCTAACTCTTTTGTAAAAAAGTATGTAGACCAAGAGACGGGTATGTTTAATGATATTTCCGGTTACCATAAGGCGTTAGCCGTAGCAATGCATCCGCAAAGGTTTGCTGAGTTCTTTTATGAGCAAGGTAAAGCTGATGCTACTGAAAGCACTGTGCGTAAAATGAAAAATGTCGATATGACAGAACGAAAAGCAGTACAAGTAGGAAGCAGAAAAGATGGATTGCAAATCAAGTCAATATCTACTCCAAGTAGTAGAGGCTTGAAGATTAGAAGTAATAAAAAGTAAATTAACAATTTTAAAAAATAAAAGTTATGGCAGGTAATTTTACAGGTCCCGGTTTTGACCTTCAGCCATCGGCACAACAAGTGCCCTTGAGCACAAACTACATACAGAACTTTGATTTCTTGAATCAGTATCTACCTGATACTTATGAAAAGGAATTTGAGAGGTATGGTAACCGAACAATTAGTTCATTTTTAAGATTAGTTGGAGCAGAGCTTCCATCTAATTCAGATTTAGTTAAATGGGCAGAACAAGGTAGACTTCACGTGAAGTATACTCAAGTTGGTTCAGCAGCAGCAGCAGGTGCAGCAGAAGCCGTTTTTCAAATCAATGACCCCGCAGGTCCTGCAGGTCAAGTAATAACAGGACAGAATCCATTCTCTGCACAAGGCGGTATCGCTTTAAGAGAAGGACAAACTGTTGTAGTTCACCAAAACGATGGTTCAGGTGAAAATAAAGGTATTGTAACAGATGTTGACTTAACTGTCTCTCCAATCACGGCTACAGTTGCTTTCTATGAAGCAGCAGGTCTTGTAACGGCAGGAACAGGTGTAGGAAACTCTGATGTTACAATATTTATTTATGGTTCAGAATTTAAAAAAGGTACAGTCGGAATGGAAGGTTCACTAGAATCTGATGACTTCATCTTTGAAAATTCTCCAATTATTATCAAGGATAAATACGCAGTATCAGGTTCTGATATGGCTCAAATCGGATGGATTGAAATTACATCTGAAAACGGAGCTTCAGGATACTTGTGGTATATGAAGTCTGAGCATGAAACAAGGCTAAGATTTGATGACTACTTAGAAACTGCAATGGTAGAAGCAGTCCCTGCAGAAGCAGGTTCAGGTGCAGCTACTGCAGCAAATAACCCTAACTATGGTAATAAAGGTTCAGAAGGTATTTTCTATTCAGTACAAGATAGAGGTAACTTATGGACAGGTGGTGTGCCGGATGCATTAGCAGATTTTGATACAATTATCGGAAGACTTGACGCTCAAGGTGCAATTGAAGAAAATGTAATCTTCTTAGACAGAGATTTCGGATTCGCTATTGATGATATGTTAGCAGCACAAAACTCATACGGAGCAGGTGGTACGTCTTACGGACTATTTGACAATGATGAGGAAATGGCTCTTAACTTAGGATTCTCAGGATTCAGAAGAGGATATGACTTCTATAAATCAGATTGGAAATATCTAAACGACCCAACAATGCGTGGTGGTTTAGCAGTAGGAGCACCCGGTGTCGGTGGTTCCGGTTCAATTAATGGGCTTCTTGTCCCTGCAGGTTCAACATCTGTGTACGACCAAGTTCTTGGTAAAAATGCTAAGAGACCGTATCTACACGTAAGATATAGAGCTTCAGAAACAGAAGACAGAAGATATAAAACTTGGATAACAGGTTCTGCGGGTGGTGCAGCTACTACTAGCTTAGATGCTATGGAAGTTCACTTCTTGTCAGAAAGATGTGTTTGTACTATGGGTGCGAACAACTTCGTACTGTTTGAAGATTAATATTATCTAAAAGAGGAGTGGTGTCTTTAAAGACACCACCTCCTTTTTTTTAAATACAATTATTAAAATTAAATTATATTAAAATGAAATTAGAAATAAAAGATAGAGTTTATAAACTCACAAGAGATAAAGCACCTTTGTCGTGCATAATTCCCTCAAGAAGTTCTCGTAACTCTGCTTTGTTATATTTTGACAAAGAGCAAGGAATAAATAGAGAACTAAGATATTCCATAAACCAAAAGAGTCCCTTCAAAGATGAACAAGATAGCAACCCTGTTGTTACTCCGGTTATATTTGAAGATGGTATGCTTAGAGTATCTAAGCAAAATCCTGTGTTACAAGAGTTTTTACATTATCACCCTTTAAACGGTAGAAAGTTTGTTGAGGTAGATTACGGTAAAGATGCAGCAGAAGAAGTAGAACAACTAAGTGCTGAAGTAGATGCATTAGTTGAAGCTAAATCTTTATCTATAGAACAAATGGAAAACATAGGTAGAGTTCTTTTTAATAAAGATGTAACTATGATTACTACATCAGAACTAAGGAGAGACATATTGGTTTTTGCAAAAAGAAATCCTTCAGGATTTTGTAACCTTTTAAGGGACCCTAAGTTAAAATTACAATCACAAGTTCAAAGTTTCTTTGACAATAAAATTTTAGCATTTAGAAATAAAAAGAGAGATGTTTATTATAACTTAGAAGGAAACAAAAAAAGAATGACAACTATACCTTTTGGTGTAGACCCTAATGAATATTTAGCAGATTGGTTTGCTTCAGATGAAGGAATAGAAGTTTTAAAATTTTTAGAAACACAATAATTAGTGTTGTTTTGATTGTTTGTTAAGAAAGAGGTCTTTTAAGAAGTCCTCTTTTTTTTTGTTTATCTTTGTATAAAAGATTTATAGATGATAAACTCGGTTAGAAATACAGTATTGTCTATACTTAATAAAAATAATTATGGGTACATCTCCCCGTCAGATTTTAATCTTTTTGCTAAACAAGCTCAATTAGATATTTTTGAAGATTATTTTTATCAGTATAACTATCAACTAAATAAAGAAAATGCTCGTGCATCCGGAACCGGCTATGCTGATATTACAAAGGGATATGAAGAAGTAATAAACATTTTTTCAGTAGAAAACTTTTTAATACACAATAGTGCGAATAAATTTTTCACTCCAAGCCCCACCACCACAAATGATAATTATTATTTGTTAAATAAAGTTCTAGCATACACTAGACAATTAGCAAATGGCGTTAACGACCAAGTAGTAGCAAATCAACTAATTGATGGAACTGTTGATTTTATTGCATCAGGTGTTTCCGCAGGAGATATAGTTGGTAATATTAATACCAATCAAACTGCTATAGTAACAAGCGTAATTAACGCTACTACATTACAAATTGATGCAGACATATTTTTGGCTTTCCCTGAAGGATACGTTATATATGATGATAGTGTAATAAACGAAGCTGAAAAGGTTACACAAAGTAAAATAACAATGCTTAACAATTCTTTACTTACTGCTCCATCAACTATGTTCCCCGCTTACACACAACAAGAACCAAATTTATCTTTGTTTCCGGTAAGCATAAATACTATAGGAGCGGTTTTATGTCAGTATATAAGATACCCTAAAGACCCTAAATGGACCTTTGTAAACCTTATTGGTGGCGAACCATCTTTTGACCCATCACAAAATGATTATCAAGATTTTGAATTAAGTATATCTGACGAGCCAACTTTGGTTATAAAGATTTTACAATATGCAGGAATGTCAATCAGAGAAGTGGCAGCAGTGCAGTTTGGACAAGGATTAGAACAACAAGAAGCAACCTCTGAAAAATAACAACTATGGCTTATATATCACAATATGAATATTATGAAAACAACGGTAATCAACCTGAAGATAAAAATTGGGGTTCATATCAATATGTCTCATTGTATGATATTGTAAATAATTTTATGTTAATGTATGCCGGTAATCACTCTTTGGTAAATAACGAAGAAAGATATAAGGTATTGTTTCATGCAAAAAGAGGAATACAAGAACTTAATTACGATGCATTCAAAGAGATTAAGATTTTACAACTTACGGTTTGTAACACATTAAGATATGTTTTACCTTCAGATTACGTGAATTGGGTTAGAATATCTTGTTATAAAAATGGGTTATTGTATCCTTTGACAGAAAACATTCAAACTAATTGGAGTAGTGCATATTTCTT